GACCAGTGCAAATTATTTGCTTTTAAAATAGTGCAAATTATTTGCTTTTAAAATGGGGAGATTGGATAATCGAACCATGAGCGAGAAGAAAACATCAATTGCAGCAAAGAAAAAGACCAGAGGAATTCCTGCCAAATTGATGGCCGGGTCACTTGAGTTGAAGGAGAAGCACGAAAAAGATTCTGCCATAGCCAGAGTAGAGACAACGATCGCGCTTCAAAAAAAGGTTGTTGCGTCAATCGCCAAACGCCGCGCCCGCATCGAGGATCGTCTGAACGGCTTGCGTGAAAAGTATGGAGAAGAGATTCCGTACCTGCCAGAAATGACGAACGGCTCGCTTGATGAGCTCGAAGAAGAACTAAGAACGATGGCGGATGAAGGAAGCAAACAGATCGCATTGGTGCGACAGATTCGTCGCAATGCAGGGCTAACAAACTGGCAGCGAGTGCAACTTGCCCGAATGACGAACGGTGTCACCCCATTGGCGATCCTCATTTCGATTGCCGCAGACGAAGGCGAAGACATCGACAACCGAATCAAAGCCGCAACCGCCGCAGCACCATACGTGCATAAGAAAATGCCGACGGTGATTGAAGGCGGAGACAAGCCGATAAAGTTCGTTGGCATGACACTCGACCCTGCATCACTGAGCCAGCTACCAGACGAACAATTATTTGCGATGGTCGAAATGCTCAGAGAGCAAGGGCTGGTTGTTTCTGAACAATGATAGTCCGCGAACAAGCTGCCGACATTGCGCGCCTGATCATCGGCGAATACAATCGCCGCCAGCGCGTCAAACTCCTCCTTGGGCAATCAGGAACGCTTGCCAACGACCCAAGCCATCCGCTTGGCGGCCTGCTTCTCAAGAAAGCACGATACAAAGTCTACCACGGAGGACGCGGGGGTGCAAAGTCGTGGGGCGTTGCAGACGCACTCGTCATTCGTGCGGCAACTGGCAGAGAACTCATCCTCTGCACCCGCGAATATCAAAACTCGATCGCCGACTCCGTTCATCGTGTAATCAAAAACGTGATTGAAAAGATGGGTCTCGGATTCATGTTCGAGATCACGGAGAAGTCAATCAGGTGTCTGTCAACAGGGTCTGAATTCATCTTCAAAGGTCTGAAGATGGATCCCGACGGCATCAAGTCAACCGAAGGCGTGACGATCGCATGGGTTGAAGAAGCACATAAGGTTTCTGAGGCATCATGGGAAACATTGCTACCGACGATCCGCAAAGACGGGTCTGAAGTTTGGATCACATTGAATCCAGACGATTACACAGACCCAACCTATCAAAGATTTGTTGTCAACCCTCCATTGGGCGCAATTGTTCATCAGGTGAACTTTGACAGCAATCCGCATTTCCCCGTCGAGCTTGAAGGCGAACGACAAGAGGCGTTGCGCAAAATTTCCATTGCGACAAATGAGACCGAGCGCGCAAGGGCGCAAGAGAAATACAACAACATCTGGCTTGGCAAGCCGAAGCGTCAAAGTGAAGCGTTGATATTCAAAGGCAAGTTCATCATTGAAGAGTTTGACGGCAAGCTGTGGGAGAAAGCAGACAGAGTGTTTCAGGGTGCTGACTTTGGTTTCGCCAATGACCCGAATGCTGTCACAAGATCGTTCATCCTTGACAACAAGCTCTACATCGAATATGAAGCTGGCGGTGTCGGAATTGACATCGATGAAATGCCAGACCTTTACAGGATGATTCCTGACATTGAAAGGTGGTCAATAAAAGCTGACAGCGCACGCCCAGAGACGATCAGCTATCTGAAAAAGAAGGGCTTCAAGATCAGCGCGGCAGACAAATGGAAAGGGTGCGTTGAAGACGGCATAGCACACATGGGCGGATTTGATTTGATCATCATTCACCCTCGCTGCAGAGAAACGGCGAATGAGTTCGAGAATTATTCTTACAAGGTTGACTCGAAAACAAGCGAGGTGCTTCCGATCATCGTTGACGCATTCAATCACTACATTGACAGCATCAGATATGCATTGGACGGTTACATAACGAAAAAGGGCGGTCTGTCAACTTGGCGCAAGCTTGGAAAATGAGCGTGCTTTATGAACTTGCCGCGAAGAAGGGGGCTTGCTTTTTTCTCGATGATGCTGCATAATTTGCGACAGTTGCTCGAGAGCCGCACGGATTGCTCCAGCGTTCTGTAGGACAAGTTCTGACGGATGCCATAATGGTTATGGCGCGGCTGGCACCCCCGAGCGCCGGCTCGAGTGATAGGCCTGTCTTTGGCAGGCCGCCCCTAATTCAAAGGCGATGAATGGCAACTTCACGAAGCATACACCGTGTAGTGAACAAAGCAAAAACCGCTGATTCAAAGATCCGCGCCAAGGCAGCAAAGTCTTCCAAGCAAACTCACGACAGCTTCGTAAATTTCGGGATGAAACTTGGCATGGGAGCAGACAACCCCATGTCAACTTCGTCTTACGGATTCAATCCTGTTTCGCGGATCCGCACTCTGATGGAGTGGATCCACAGAGGGTCGTGGATCGGCGGAGTCGCCGTAGACATCATCGCTGAAGACATGACTCGTGAGGGGGTTGACCTTGACGGCGAGATTGACCCGAAGGACATTCAGAGACTCCATCGTGCCGCAGCCCGTCTGAACATATGGCAGGGGTTGCGAGACAACACAGCTTGGTCTCGCCTTTATGGCGGCAGCATCGCGGTGATGTTGGTTGACGGCCAGAAGGCCGACACGCCTTTGAATCTCAACGCAATCGGCAAAGGGCAATTCAAAGGTCTGTTGATTTTGGATCGTTGGATGGTGGAGCCTTCATTGTCTGACCTGGTGACCGAATTCGGGCCACACCTCGGCCTCCCGAAATTCTACACCGTGACAGCCGACGCTCCTGCCTTGCCGCGCATGCGCATTCATCACAGTCGCGTGATTCGCCAAGAAGGTATCCGCCTTCCATATTGGCAGAAGCTGCAAGAGAACTTCTGGGGTATTTCTGTTCTCGAGCGCATCTATGATCGTCTGGTTGCGTTCGATTCCGCGACACAAGGCGCTGCTCAGCTCGTTCACAAGGCTTACGTCCGCACCTACAAGATCGAGGGGATGCGAGAGATCATTGCAGAAGGCGGAACCGGAAAAGACGGGGCTGCATTGAACGGCCTCCTTCAATATACAGAATTCCTGCGTCGCTTCCAAGGCATCGAAGGCTTGACCTTGATGGACAAAGAAGATGAATTTGAAGGCATCGTGGCCAACCCTTTCTCCGGTCTCAGCGAAGTGCTCATCCAATTTGGCCAGCAATTGTCTGGCGCACTGCAAGTCCCTTTGGTGCGGATGTTTGGACAATCCCCTGCGGGATTCAGCACAGGGGACGCAGACCTTCGCAACTATTATGACGGCGTGAATCAGAAGCAAGAGTCTGAACTGGGCGAAGGGGCGAATCTCATTTACCGGGTGATGGCGGCATCAGAAGGCATTTTGCTGCCAGACGACTTTGTTGTGTCGTTCCGCTCTCTGTGGCAATTGAGCGACAAAGAGAAATCGGAGATCGCGCAGACAGACGCAACAACAATCACGACAGCCGAGGGTGGTGGCTTGATCGACCTTTCAACGGCGCTCAAGGAACTTAAACAGTCTTCGCGCGCCACGGGTCGCTTCACCAACATCACATCTGAGATGATCAAAGATGCCGAAGGGCAAATGGCTCCAAGCGGCGAGGCAGCGATGAAGGAAGACGACACAAATGTCGTCTCCAAACCGGACACACCAGTTGTCGCCAAAGATCATTTGACACATGCCGCTGGCGTGCTTATTTTCTGTGGCAATAAATTCTTGGTTCTGCGCAGATCGCAAACAGGTCTGCTGCCCGGTGTTTGGGATTTGCCGGGCGGCCGCATCGAGCAAGGCGAAACACCGTCGCAAGCCGCCTTCCGCGAGTGTGATGAAGAGATCGGCTACATCCCGCACATCGTTCGTCAAATTGATCGCTCTGAAAATGGAGGTGTTGAATATGTGACATTCATCGCCGACGAGCCTTCGACATTTGACCCGAACATGAACACAGAACACGATCAATATGAGTGGGTGACCATTGAGAAGGCTCTGGAGAAACAATTGCATCCCGTCCTGCGCAGCCTCCTGAGGAGACTGTCATGATATATGAATTGTTGGCCTTGTTTTTGGGAAGCTTGGTCTTCGCAGCGGCTTGTGTGATGACAAAGAAAATTAGGATAATGCCTGCATCAGATCGCAAAGACGATTTGGAAGAGGTGATCGCTTTGTTGTTCGATATTGGAATTTTGGCGATCGGCATTTCAACTTATTTATTGTTGGTGGCGAGATGAACAGAAGAAACTTTCTCAAGGGAATTGTGCTGTGACCCAAGTCGCTCAATCAACAACCCTACAGCGTCGCGCCAACTTCCGGAAGGCGCAGACTCGCTTCACAAAGAGTCGCCGGACAGAGATTGACTATGCGCGCAAGCTGCGCAGCATCGCCCGTCAAGTTGGTGTGATCGTTTCTGGATTTGCACCGAACGGTGTCGTGCAAGATCAGCCGATGCTTGTTGGTGCGTTGAATCGTTATGCCGAAATGATCGTTCCATGGGCGAAGACCGTCGCCTCACGCATGCTGTATGACATTCAGCGCCGCGATGAGGCGATGTGGAAAGAAATGGGCGATGAGATCGGCCGCAACTTGAAACGCGAAATTGAGAACGCGCCTTTGGGTCGCATGATGTCAGAAGCTCTGGAACAACAAGTTACGTTGATCGCCTCTCTTCCGCGTGAAGCGGCTCGTCGCGTGCAGGACATCACCCTGCTCATGTTGTCTGACAGCACCCGCTCTTCTGAGTTGCGCGATGAAATAATGCGCACGGGCGAGGTAACAAAGTCGAGAGCGAATCTTATTGCTCGGACAGAGGTTGCTCGCACGGCAACTGAGCTTACCAAAGCACGTTCAGAGGCCGCAGGGGTGACACATTACATCTGGCGCACTTCTGGGGACACAGATGTACGCGAGTCGCACAAGAAGATGAACGGAAAGACCTTCGCCTTCAACGCGCCTCCAGAAGTCGAGCCAGGGAAACATTATCATGCCGGGCAGTTTCCGAACTGCCGTTGCTATTGCGAGCCAATCGTTCCGGAGGAAGAATGAGCAAACACATACACGTACACGTTGGCGGACGGAAGACGAGAGACACCGACAAGATCGCCATCAACAAAAGGCAAGCCCTATTGTTATTTTATCAAGCAGGATTTGTGTCAGAGAAGCAGATGAGTGAGGCCAACAAATTGTTGTCCACTTTGAAGATGCCTTCATCCGGCTACTATTACCCAGACGAAGTGCGCAAATTGATAGAGAAAAATAAAGGCGCGACATCCAACGACTCCGAAGAATCCGAAGCCTACATCAAAGGCAACAAGGACGCGATGGCTGGCAAGCCAAAGGATCCTGCTTTCAATCCGGGCGGAACAAAGAAGCCTGCCGTCTGCTTGCAGTATGCCGAGGGCTATCAGCAAGGTGTTGGCGACAAGAAGCGCAGAACGAAAGACTCTTTCCCAACGTCAATCTCCATTCGCGACCGCAAGTATGTGTCATCTGGAAAACTGCGCAAGGGCGACGATGGCGGACAGCAAGCTGGCTTCGAGGAGCTTGACCCGAGTGGCGCGAGGACAGGTCGCATGATTTGGTTGACCACTGCGGGCAAGGTGGTCAATGAGACCCGAACCAAGTGACAACCGGGATTCGCGCATAATGGCTTTGCAAGCACATCAGGGACGAGCAGCCGTCAACAAGGGCGACGCATCCACAATGACCAAAACGTATTACAGCGGATTCGTGAAAGACAACGACGCTCGAAAGATGGAGTTGGCGGGTTGGAAGACGACAAGCGACCTGAAGCATTCGGACGGTTCGTTGGAAGTGACTTTTGTGAAGGGAACAAAGTGACAATTCAGAAAGAACCTTGTGCGCGCGGCGGCGACGTGACCTTGACAGGCTTGGTGATTTTGGTGACTGCGCTCTGTGTTGCCGCTTCTCATTGGTGGCCGACACACAACGACGCTTCCAAAGCCGTGATGAAAGAGGCGCTTGATAAAGCAACCACCGAAATCCATCCGCAGATGGAAGTCGCCGACACAGCCGAACTTCGCGCCAAGGGATTGCGTGGACACGCGCCATTGGACGACTTGCACGGGCTGGTGTTGAAATTCGAGAAGCCTTCGGTGCAGTGCATCTGGAACAGAGGTGTCAGCTTCCCGGTGGACGCAGGGTTCTATGGCGAGGATGGCAGGCTGTTTGGCGGCGTGACCATGAAGGCGAATGAAGACATCCGCATTTGCACGAAACAGCCTGTGTTGTCAATTGTTGAAATGCGGGGTGGATGGTTTAAGGAGCATTTAAGATGAAAGGAGCTGTGATGGGGAAAGTTGAAAAAGTTATCAAGCGACTTGGGTTGGTGTTCTTCCTGTTTTTCCCTTTGTTGGTTGGCGTATTCGCCTTCAGCAACCCTGCGCACGCTTGGCAGTTGTGGACTTCCAAGGGGGTTGAAGATGTAGTCCGCTCGAACAGCGAAGGATTCCGCCACACCTATTCGATGGGGTTGAGGATGCCAACGGCATCTATGGTTCCTGCCGCAACAGACATGATCGTCATGCGCGGAATAACCGGGAAGGTGATGCGCATCACGCGGGTGCAGGTGTCTGGCGACGTATCGACGGCCACTTCTATTGATTTGTTTCTGATGAAGCGTTGGACACCAAACGTTGGCGGAACATCGGCTGTCGTGCCGGGCAACATCGTCCCGTATGATCCGGTCAACACCGCCACTGCGAGTGCGGTGTTTTATACCTACACCTCTAATCCGACTTCTCTTGGCACAGGAGGAATTGTCCGCACAGATGAATATCCTATGTCTCCGGATGTCAACGGCTATCCTGCGCAGCCTTTGATCTGGGATTTTGGAACGCGCAACTCAGAGATGCCAATGCTTCGTTCAGCCTCAGACACTCTGACCCTCAACTTCGGCGGCAACTCTGCTCCGGCAGGACTTGTCCTTTATATGGACGTTGAATGGACGGAGGACGTGCAATGAAAACTTTCATCGGTCTCATCGCATTGGCGCTTCTGGCGGGATGCGCTTCGCACAAACCAGACCCTGTTAAGCCTTGTCCATTTGTAAGCACTATAACTGGGCAGCACTTTTGTTATCCAAACGCGGACTTTAATCGCCCGGCAAAAGAGCCTCACGCCGAAGCCCCTTCGTCAGTTCTGGATTCTGAATCGCAGCACCTTGACGGCATCTTGCCGTTTGAAGAAAAAATCACTTTCCAAAAGAACAGCGCGGCTGTGAACGAGAAGATGATGAAGCGGTTGAACGCCATGACAAGCATGATGCTGATGGAGCCAAAATATAACATCAACGTGATCGGTGTCTCAAGCACGCGCGAGCAACCGGGTGTTGCCAAGCGGCGAGCCGAAGTGGTGATCATGGTGCTGAAGGAAGGCGGCGTTGATGAGAAGCGCATTCGTAGCACTTGGTTCAGGGTCAAGCCAGACACCTTGAACAGCGCAGACAGCTTGCGCAAAGTGATGTTGACCAACGCCCGTTAAGGATCGGAAAATGCCAATTAAAGAGTTTAATAAAAAGCAATTGTCACTTGTATCTTTATTTGCAGGCGCAGGCGGTATGGATATAGGCTTTGAAAAGGCTGGATTTAAAACGGTATGGGCAAACGAATACGACAAAACCATAGCCCCTTCTTATCAAAAATACTTTCCAAAAACTAAGTTTGATGGGCGTTCAATCCGCGATATTCCCGATGCTGATTTTCCTGAAACAGTTACAGGAGTGATAGGTGGGCCGCCGTGTCAATCATGGTCACAAGCAGGTGCGCGTCGCGGCATTGAAGACCCTAGAGGAGAGTTATTTTTTGAGTACCTGCGCGTAATTAAACGCACAAAGCCTACGTTCTTTGTTGCTGAAAATGTCCACGGCTTAATTCATGCTCGCAACATGGAATCGTTTAAACAAATAATAAAACTGTTTGAGAGCGAAGGTTATATCGTTAGCTGGAAGTTACTAAAAGCCAGTGATTACGGTGTTCCTCAAGATAGGCAGCGCGTATTTATCGTGGGCTACCATCAATCACTAAATAAAACTTTTAAGTTCCCTGAGCCGCTTAAAGCTAAAACAACATTGCGGGGTGCGATTGGTGATTTAGCTAAATTGGAAATTGGTGCTACTAAAAAGGTAAAAAACCATGAGTTTATGGATAGTGGATATTCACCTATATTCATGTCAAGAAATCGCGTGAGGGGTTGGGATGAGCAGTCATATACAATTTTAGCTACTGATAGACATATACCTTTTCACCCACAAGCCCCTAAAATGGTGAAGGTAGAAGGACAGAAATTGCGAGAATTCGCACATGGTCACGAAAGTAAGTATAGGCGCTTAACCATCCGTGAATGCGCGAGGATTCAGACATTCCCTGATAATTATGAGTTTGTTTATACGCACATGCGTAATGCCTACAAGATGATAGGAAATGCTGTGCCTGTTGATTTGGCGTATTGGGTAGCTAAAACCATTAAAGAGGATTTGGGGTTGAAATGACGGAAACAAAAAACCAACGCAGACCGATTTTGGCAGAGCTTTTGAGTGGGAGGTTGGATGTTCTATAGGTCGCCAAACTGGTGCGCCAGTAATACCAAGTGCATTTTCAAAAGTGGCTGAAACCGCTTATGGAAAAATGAATGAAAAACAAAATAGGGAGTTAAATATATAATTCTCAAAAGTAGTAGCTCCACCCCTCCTCACCGTCGTGAGACCTCGGGAGGGATTTGATTAACTTAACGCCGTGAGGCGCTAGAGAAAGGAAAGACCATGAAGAAACTGCTCCACAAAATGGCAGTGGCTCTGATCGGAGTTTTGATCGCCGCACCTGCTTTTGCCCAAACGTACCCTGTCACCAATCCGACCTACATTCCACAGGCGGTGATGGCGGCGACCACTTACACCTCCACAGGCTTTACGACTGCTTACCAGATCAACGGTGTCACCACTCTGGACATCGGCATCACAGGGACTTTCACAGTTCTGTCCGCTCAAGTCCAGGTTACAGAGTCGCGCGGAACCAGCCCAACTTGGATCACACTTCCGGTTGATTCGGCAGATGGTGACCGATACGCTTCCATCACAGCAACAGGTAGCTACCGCGTCAATGTGTCCGGCTACGCTCAGGCGCGTCTGAACATTGTCACCCTGACAGGCACCAATGTCATCGTTGGCTATTCTGGCGGGGTTGGCGCAGGGGTTTCTGGAACGTACAACGTTAACAAGCACACGTACAACGCCAGCGTCACGGCCTTGGTTCCTGCTGCATCTGCAACCGACATCCTGACCATCAGCGGCTCGGCAACGACCCTCGTCAAAGTCACCCATCTGGAGTGCGGAGGCCAAGCAACCTCGTCCGGCTCCAAGCTGATCCAACTGCAACAGCGTATCGCGTCAGACGTTGGCGGAACTTCCTCTGTGGTGGCGGCGAATGCGTCTGACCTGTCCGACCCGGCACCAACAGCGGTGGTGACCTCGTTCACGGCAAACCCGACCGTTGGAACGGCAGCGTCCGGAGTGTTGCGCGTTGGCATCCTGAGCCTGCCTGCTTCCACGGCGGTTGGAACGCTTCCTCTTAGCTGGGACTTTGGCGCTCAATCGCGCACTACCACTAAGGAAGTTGTTCTGCGCGGAACGAATCAGGTTCTGGCAATTCACGGTGCAGGTGCCAGCTTCCCAGCAGGATCCACGGTGAACTGTTCTGTCGAGTGGATCGAGGAATAAGTCGTGGCGAAGCTCTTCTTCACAACAGAGAAGCTCGGGCCAAAACAGAGCATGACTCCGGAAGGCTATTTGCTCTGTGAGGACGTGCCGATCGCCCGAACAGGTGAAATGATTTACGGAGCCGTCGAATTGATGAATGACGACGAGTCCTATGTCATTCAACCAAAAGACGGAGAAGAGACAGTCCGCATAAACCGCGAGCCAGAAGAAGTTTTCCGCCCAGAAACTATTGCCAGCTTCAATGGCAAGTCGGTGACAGACGATCACCCCGAGTCCGGCGAAGTCAGCCCGGAAACTTGGAAGGAATTGACTGTCGGTGTGATCCAGCACACCCGCCAAGGCATCGGTCATCTATCCGACTTGCTGTTTGCGGATTTGCTGATCACTCGACCAGACGCGATCGAGGCAGTGCGCACAGGAAAGCGCGAGGTCAGTTGTGGTTATCAAGCGGACTATGAAGACACAGGCAATGGAACCGGGCGGCAAAAGAATATCATCGGGAATCACGTAGCGTTAGTCGAGTCTGGTCGCTGTGGCTGGCGTTGCGCTATTGGCGACCATCAACCAAAACAGAAGGAGAATCAAACCATGAAAATGAGTCCGAAGCAATGGCTCGACAAAGCCCTCAAAGCTCTGAAGTCGAAAGACGAAGGAGCTTTGTCCGAACTTGCCGAGACAGCACCAGAAATGAAGACAGGCGATGACGACTTGCCTGACGACCAACACATCCACGTCCATCTGTCTGAGTCTGGCGCAGCCAAAACTGGCGACGAAGACTTTGTGTCTCGTCAAGAGCATGAAGCACACGCCGCTGGTAATGCCGCAGAACATCAAGAATTCCGCGATGCCATCTCTGCCATCAAAGAGCACATCGGCATGAATGATGCCGACCCAGACCTGAAAGAAACTGAAGGCCAGTTGGAAATCGAAGCCCCTGTCGGCACAGGTGACAAAGCGCGCAAGGCAAATGACTCCGCTTACATGGCCGACAGCTTCCAAAGCACGATCGCCACGGCAGAAATCATCGCGCCCGGAATGCGTGTTCCAACATTCGACAAGGCTGCAAGTCCTGTTCAGACACTGAAGAAGGTGTGCGGCCATCGTCGCACAGCACTTGACTTGGCTTACGCTGCACCTGCCACTCGCGGCCTCGTGGAAGATGTGCTAGGCGGCAAGGCACTGGACACCAAGGCCATGTCCTGCGACCAAGTCCGCACGGTGTTCAACGCTGTCGGCGCGTTGGTGCGCAAGGCCAATAACGACGGCAACAAGGGTGATGGTTACGCGGCTCAAGCAACAGATGCCAAAAAGCCATTGATGAAGTCTGTCAAAGACATCAGCAAACTTTGGCAAGAGCAAAACGGTCAAAAAGCATAAGCGCACACAAGGAGAATCAAACATGAGTTCAGCATATCAGTTTCGCATGGCAGGGGGATTCCCAGGTGCAATCAACCGTAGCCATCCTGTTTCTGTCGTACCGGAGCCAATTGACTCTGTGACCCCGCCGACGTTGTACGGCCAACCCGTGCTGATCAATCAAGCGGCGGACGCAGGCCAATACATGGTTCGCCCGTTCGTCACGGGTGACAGCGCGCAGCAACCTTGGGGTTTCACGGTTCGCCCATTCCCGATTCAAGCGTCCTCCACCACCAACAATGGCGCGGCGACAATCGGCGGCGCAACCCCTCCAGCGACTGGTGTCATCGACATCATGCGCTCTGGCTACATGACCGTGAATTTGCCAGCCGGAGGCTCTCCTCAAAAGGGTCAGCAAGTTTATGTGCGTGTCGCGGCCTCGGCCACAATTCACGTCATGGGCGCGGTTGAAGCTGCTTCCGACGGCGGCAACACGGTGGCGCTGACTGGCGCTGTATTTAACGGCAGTGCTGACGCAAACGGCAACGTCGAAATTGCATTCAACATCTAAGAGAGGTGACCGCACATGTTAACTTTTGATAGTCGCGTCGTAGACGCAAAAGGAACACAGGCTGGAGCCATGTTCAATCGCCCATTGATGACCCGCGACGGTAAGACCGTTGACTCCACGGGCGCATTCTTGGTCGGCGAGCTTGAGCGCCTTGACCAGACAATGAACCCTCCGTTGGCCTCAGTCACTTATCCGCGCGACATCGATCTGCGCGAAGACGTGACCATGGCCGATGAGGTGTCCAGCTTCACCACCTCTGCCTTTGCTTCTGCTGGCGGACTTGGCAGCAACGGCATCGCCAGCGGCAAGGCATGGATGGGCAAGGTCACCAACCAAACAACTGGTGTTGACATCGACATCGATAAGACCCCAAACCCCTTGACCATCTGGGGCATGGAAGTTAAGTACACCATCCCTGAATTGGAAAGCGCAGCCCGTTTGGGTCGTCCTGTTGACCAACAGAAGTATGAAGCCATGCAACTGAAGCATCAGATGGACATTGATGCGATGGTTTACATCGGCGACACCGACCAGAACGCAACAGGTCTGTGCAACAACGCTTTGATCACCCCTGCGGCTTTGCCAAATGGTGTTTCTGGCTCCAGCAGATGGGCGACAAAGTCTCCGGACGAGATTCTGGCTGACGTGAACCTGATGTTGGTGACCACTTGGCAGAATTCCGCCTTGGCCGTTATGCCAGACCGCTTGCTGTTGCCTCCTGTTCAGTTCGGTTACATCGCCACTCAGAAGGTGTCGCAAGCAGGCAATGTTTCCATCCTGAAGTACATCCTGGAAAATAACATCCTGACCACATCCGGCATGGGCAAGTTGCAAATCTTCCCTGTGAAGTGGCTGATTGGCGCTGGCTCTGGCGGCACACTCGGCACAGCAGGGACTGTGGATCGCGCAGTGGTCTACCTGAAGGAATACAGCCGGGTGCGTTTCCCGATGACATTGTTGCAGCGCACTCCGATTCAGTATGAGTCGCTGTATCACAAAACGACATACTTCTGCCGTTTGGGTCGTGTCGAAATCGTGTACACCCAGACCATCGGTTATTACGACGGCCTGTAACCAAAGCTGAGAGCGAGACCAAGCGGTCTCGCTCCACAAACCAAAAGGAGACACAGCATGATAAAAAAACAAGATGGCGCGCCAGAAGAAACAGTGACAATGGTGCTGGACAAGCCAGTTCACATCTTCGTAAGCGGAGAGGAAGGGCATCACCGCAAAGAATTTGAACCGGGCATCCAGGAAATTCCTATCAGCCTTTCAAATCACCCGCACATGACCGCGCGCGGAGCGAGGATTTATGATGTCAAGAAGATCGCCAAAGACGCTGAGTTGATTGCTGCCAAGATAAAGCGTGATGCTACAATTTCCGAGGCTCGCTCCAAGCTGGCCGCAGCGGTTGAAGCCAAGGACGAAAAGGCGGCTAAGAGCGCACAAGAAACGCTGAACAAGTTGCTTGAAGAAGAAAAGAAGTAAGTCCAAATGGCCTTTACTGTCGCAGACTTCAGAGCCAATTTTCCGGAATTCGCTGACGCGGCGGTTTATCCTCCGTCGTTGGTGAATTACTGGGTGATGAACGCTGGTCTGATGCTCAACGCCTCTCGCTGGGGAACATGGTTGGATCTTGCGACACAACTCATGGCTGCACACAACATTGTGCTTGAAGCACGAGCAATTGCCGAAAGCGTGAATGGCGAAACTCCGGGCGTGACGACTGGTGCGGTGGTCAGCAAGGGCGTTGACAAGGTGTCGATCAGCTTCGATGTTGGCTCTTCAACTGAAGAAAAGGCGGGGCATTATAACACCACCATTTACGGAACTCGTTTTTGGAAGATGACGAGGAAAGTCGGTGCTGGCCCAATTCAATTAGGATACGAGACAGGCATCGACCCGTTGAGTTCTGCGAATGCGTGGCCTGGCCCATGGTCTGTTCTTCCGAATCCGTCGAGTTGATATCATGAAGAATGCCGCCAAATTGATCAAGAACAACTACGCGAAACTGCGACAAAAGTTTCACGCGATGGCTTTGCAGGACGTTCTGATCGGGATTCCTTCAGACAAGGCAGCACGCAAGGAAGAGGGGGGCGAGTTGAACAACGCAACCATCGGCTATATCATGGAACACGGCGCGCCAGAGATGAACATCCCTGCTCGCCCGCATTTGATTCCGGGTGTGGAGGCCGTGACAGAAAAGATGGCCAAAGCGTTGGGCGCAGCGGCGAAGGCCTCTTTGCTTGGCGACCCGACAGCCGTTGGGAAAGCATTAAATCGAGTTGGGCTGATCGGGCAGAACAGCGTGAAGGCGATGATAAATGCTGGCCCACCGCCAATGCTCGCTGCCGGAACATTGGCAGCAAGGCATCGCAGAGGGCGGACAGGAACGAAGCCTCTGATTGACACAGGCCAATACCGCAATTCAATAACGTATGTTTTAAGGAGTAAGTGATGAGCAAGCAAATTCACATTCATGTACACACTGGTGATTCTGCGGATCCAAAAATAGAATCAGCCAAACGCGAAGCTGTGGCGGCAATTGAGACAGCCGTTCAAAAATGCGCGTATCTGAAAAACGCTCTCAAAGATTCAGAAGACCGTTCGCAAGTCCAGGGTGTTATTGCCGACCTGAAGCACAGCTTGGGGAAGATCGAACAAGAAGTGTTGAGCGCCTAACATGGCAATGGGCATCGCAAATCAGGTCGTGCTAGACCCATACTTGGCGGACAAGTTCACCGTCACGCGCCGCGCTGAGGTGGTGAATCCTGCCAACGGAAGAAGTGCGACCAATGACACGGTGACACCGAACGTTGTTGGCGTGGTTACAATGGCAGAGGACGAATCCTTGTTGCGGGAACAGTTCCCTGAATACCAATATGCAACGCGCATCTTGAGCATCATCACCAAGTTCAGAATGCAAACGGCGGTTGACGGGTATCAACCGGACAAGGTTACATGGCGGGGCGATGACTACATTGTCATCCGGATTGATCCGTATCCGCAATATGGTGGGCTGTATGAGACCATTTGCTCATCAATAGGCAGAGCAGACAAATCAATATGACAAAAAGAAGAGGTGAAGTGTGAACGACAGCACAACAGCAGGGCTCCTGGTTCAGACCTTTCCTCCCCATGTGGCGGACAAGCTGGATCAGACCTTTGTGCTTGGACAGTCCACGCTGACGCTGGCGAATTCGCTAGACGACGACGACCTGTTTGACTTCTTTCATGTCCTCATTGTCGGGCTGACAGCATTGCCCGGTGACGTGGTGTTGCCTCGCTGGCAACCAGAGCCACCGAACATCCCCTCCGCAGCACCCAATTGGTGCGGCTTTGGAATTGACAGTTATGAGGCTGATTTATTTCCGGCAGAAGTGATGCGAGCAGACGGTACTTTCGAGATGCACTTGCACGAGAAGTTCAGCGTACTGTTCTCATTCTACGGAGCGAACGCAGGCGCATACGCCAGAATGATTCGGGACGGCATCAAGCTGTCTCAGAACTACGAAGTTCTGCAGATGAACAACATGGGGATTGTCGAAGGCGGCGAAGTGCGCATGATCCCAAGCCTGCTCAAAGAAAGATGGTTGCGCCGCGCAGACGTTGCCTTCACCTTCAAGAGACAAGTTGTTCGCGGCTTCCCAGTTGTCCCAATGACCGGGGTGAGTGTGTCGATAGACAATGGAGCTTACACCGAGAATGTGGATTTTAATTCTGCGCAAGTTTTGAGGCCGATTGAGGTTGTAAATTTCGTACCACGCGTGAGGGCGGACTTGCTTGGTCTGACTCTCGTTTTAGATTCATCAGTTATCCAATAAAGGAGCAATCATGGGCAGCAATCTTCCTATTTCGCGTCTGGTGCCTGTCAGCGTAAATCTGGCACCCAGCCCCGCTCAAGGGCAGAACATCAGCGACCTGTTGGTGTTGGGGTCAACCGCAACCATCGATGTGGTACAGCGCATCTCCATCTACTCCAGCTTGTCTGCGGTGGCCTCTGAATTTGCCAGCAACACCCCTGAGTATTTGGCGGCGGTTGCTTGGTTCGGCCAAAGCCCGCAACCGAACCAAATCAAAATCGGGCGTTGGGTTAAAACCAATTCTTCCGGACAACTCATCGGCGCTCCAGTTTCCGCCGCGAACCAGCTCATGGCAGTGTGGAGTGCCATCACCAACGGATCATTCAAGGTCACGGTGGACGGCGGCGTTCAACAGTCTGTCACAGGGCTGAACTTCTCGGCAGCAGCGACCATGGCCGCAGTTGCTGTGATCATCCAAGCCGCGATCACGGGCGCGACCGTAACATGGGACACATTCGATCAGAATTTTATTTTCACCAGCAACACCAGCACGCCGGGGGTGTCGGCAGTTTCTTTCCTGACAGCCGGAGCTTCCGGAACGGACATCTCCGGCTTGCTTGGCGGATTGACGGCAACCGCTGCTTATCTTGCTCCGTCCACAGCGGCGGAGACAGCCTTGACTGCCGTGCAGTTGTTTGACAACCAATTCGGTCAGCAGTTCTATGCCGTTGTAATTCCGGAAGCAGCGAGCAATGATCACTTGGCTGTTGCGGCCTACGTGGAAGCAGCGACCAACAAGCATTGCTACGGAGTCGGAACAACCGATGCGAACGCGATCGTTTCTTCGGCCACCTCCGACATCGCATACTTGCTGAAGCAGCTCGCGTACAAGAAGACCTTCGTGCAGTATTCCAGCACCTCTGTTTATGCGATTGCTTCATTGCTCGGGCGCATTCTGACCGTCAATTATCAGGGCAATAATACGGTTATCACGCTGATGTACAAGCAAGAGCCGGGAATTGCGGCGGAGAGCTTGAGCGCAACTCAGTTGGCCGCACTGGAAGCAAAAAATTGCAACGTGTTCGTGGCATACAACAACAACACTGCGATCATCGAACCTGGAATCGCGGCCTCCGGCGACTTCATAGATACAGTCATCGGGATTGACGTTTTGGCCTTGGCGATTCAGACGGCTGTTTACAATCTGCTCTATTCCAGCACGACAAAGATTCCGCAGACTGACGCAGGCAACAATATCATCCTGACCGCCATCGAACAGACCTGCGCTCAATTTGCGCAGGACAGCCTGCTGGCTCCGGGAACGTGGACGACGGCGGGATTTGGCGGGCTGAACCAAGGCGACTTTTTGCCTAAAGGTTACTACGTCTACGCCCCACCAGTTTCGCTGCAAGCTTCTGCTGACCGCGCAGCGCGCAGGTCTGTGACTTTCCAAGTTGCCGCGAAACTGGCTGGAGCGATCCACACAGTATCCGTGCTCATCAACGTAAACCGCTAAGGAGTAGCTCATGTCAACCTATTCGTTTCTAGATGTAAAGTGTTCGATTGTCGGACTCGGCATCAACGCCAACTTGGCCGCTGGCGCTTCTGCTGCCGAAGAAGGCATCACGATCACAGCGTCCGAGGCAGTCAACACCATGACCGTCGGCGCAGACGGCGAAGGCATGCACTCATTGCATGCCAACAAGTCCGGTGTGGCAACAATTCGCCTTCTCAAAACGTCCCCGATCAATGCTCTGCTTGCCCAAGCATATGCAGTGCAAACGGCGAGCGGTGCGGCGCATGGTAACAATCAGATCACCCTTTCAAACTCTCAGACACAAGACCTGATCTCTTGCCGCCAATGCGCATTCCAAAAAGCGCCTGACCTGACCTATGCAAAAGAGGGCGGGATCAACGAATGGATCTTTGATGTCATCAAGATTGACCGCGCACTTGGGAGCAACGTCTGATGGAACTTGAATTGAAAGGAAATCTGTTCCGCACGGGTGAGTTGGATGCCTTCGACCAACTTCACATTGCCCGCAAACTCAGTTATGGGCTCATCCCGCTTGACGGGGTGACCCGGAAGGGCAACGAGGGGAAAGACAAACAACTCCTCACCTTGCTGATGTTCAGCAAGATGGACGACTCAGATGCCGACTACGTGATGAAGAAGTGCCTGAGCACAGTCCTCCTTCAGCAAGGCGAGACGTGGGTTAAGGTGGTCAAGGGCGACTCGCTCATGTTCGGCGAACTCATTTCTTTGGCTGATATGCTGAAACTGTCCTTGGCGGTGATTGAAGAAAATCTCGGCGATTTTTTTCGTACCGCCCTTTCAGGCTTGGAGCGGGAAGCCAAAGCGTGAAGCTGGTTTCCATGGAGTCAGGCGAGGACTGGCTCATGCGCCCAGTGTTGAGAGGGCTGTGTAAGTTTGAATCGTTACTTGAAGGGCGGGTTAAGTTGATTCATATTGCTAAGATGAATGAGGCTCTGGATGTTGAATATGAAAACCAAAGGCGAATGACATCGAAATGACAGGGCACTCAGAAATTCTGCAAGAGTATTTGGTCAGCATTGGCTACAAGGTCAATGACAAAGCTGCCAAAGCCATTGAGCACAACCTCGGTAAGACAGGGAAAGCTGTCATGGGGGTTGGTGCTGCCGCGGCAACCATGGTTGCTGCCGTGGCTGCTGCCGAAGTGGCGTTCGCTTACTCCATGCGCCAGATGTACTTCTCGTCCGAGCTTGCGAAATCCTCCGTCAAGAATTTGGAGTCGACGGAATTTGCCGGAGAGAGGATAGGCATCGGTGCGGACACGATGGGCAAGGCTGTCCACGATCTTGCACAGACCATCCGCTTGAATCCCGGGATGCAATCCTTTCTTGAGCAAATGGGTGTGAAAGTCACCGGGCGGGACATGAGTGATGTCATGGTTGACACCGTGAAAGCAATCGACAAACTGAGCCACGGGAAAGAATATGTTGGCGCTCAAATCGCCGAGCAGTTTGGGCTAGACCCAGACACCTACCACCAATTGCTCGCGCACATGGGCGAGTTTGAAAAGGCAAAGCGCGATGCAATGGCAACATATAAGGAGCTTGGATTCGATCCGGATTCCGCAGCGAACAAGAAAGCCCTGAAAGAATTCGCTGCCAACATGGACGCGATCCAACTCCAATTCAAGTTGCTTGGCGAAGCGTTCTTGCTTTTTGCGAATGGGCCATTCAAAGAGTTCGCAGGCAAGCTCAAAGACGAAATTAAAGACCTGATTTCCCTGATGGGCGGAAAGAAGTCTGCAGGTGATGTCATCAAGGACACCGAGACTCGAATCGAGGACACCGTTGGAATCGCACCGAGGTCGAAGCTTAAAACCTTGCTGAGGGGGTCATCAAATGAATTAGATGCTTTTACGAGCCGGATCACAAGGCCAAAAGCCAATGAGCCGATACCGATCACCTATACCCCGCACGGCGAGCAGATGTTAGCCCAGAGAGCCTCCGAAGCCGCGCCTGATCAGGTGTATAATGCGATGATTAAAAGCGGCGCGACCAAAGAGCAAGCTGCCGAAGTCAGGAGTCGTGTTCAACAGGCAGTCTCTCTCCAAGCTCAGAAACCTTTGAGCGCCGCAAACACCCAAGCGACCCTCGGCGCGAATGGCGGGGCGGCAATTAACGTTACACAGAACAACGAATTTCACGTGCATGAAAGCAAGGACACGAACAAGACCGCCAGCCAAGTTGGTGACCGTGTGAATAGCGGATTGCGCAATGAGATCAAGTCTGCAACACGCAATTATGGGTCAGGACAAAAGGTAGACTGATGAGTGACCTGACAGGACAAATCACCAGAATAGTCGCCGGAGCCGCCGTTGCTTCGGAGATGTTCATGCGCCCTGCGCGCGGTATATTCCCTGTAGGGCAATCAACCTATTTGATTCCACAAACCACGATTGAAGAAAGGCACCACGATTCCCTCACGATCACCAGCCATCCGGTGGAGGTTGGCTCGAGTGTCTCTGACCACTCTTTCATGCAGCCATTCGAGTTGACCGTGAAGTACGGATGGTCAGTCAGCCCGACAATAGGTCTGGCAAACATCGCAGTCAACACCGACATCAATTCGCTATATGAGCAACTGCGCACTTGGCAAACTGAAAGCACCCTGCTGACAGTGCTGACAGGAAAGCGCCCATACACAAACATGCTGATTCAGGATATGTCCGTGGAGACAACAAAGGACACTGCGAATTCCTTGATCGCTGAGATCCATTTCAAGCAATTGATAATTGCCTACGCAACAACAGTGGCCGGAGCACCAACAAGTTCCCAGGCCAACCCATCGGACACCGCCAAGCCTGTTGATCGCGGCGCTGTGCTGGTTAAATGATATGAGCATCCGCTACGAAATCCCTCTGATCGCGCAATCCCAGTCCTTCAAGGTGGCACTTGCGGGTGTCAGCTATTTGATGACCCTCCATTGGTGCAATGCTTCGGCATCTTGGATGCTGGACGTGGCGAGTTCTTCGGGGACGCTTCTTGTTGGAAGCATCCCATTGGTGGCCGGAACTGACCTTCTAGCCCCTTACGCCTACATGAATTTTGGAGGAGCGTTGACTTGCGCAACAGACAGTGATGCTGACGCGATTCCGACGTATGCGAATTTGGGATCGCAGAGCCATTTGTATTTTGCAACACCATGAGCGGCCAATTCGGAAGATTTTGTAAGCTGTATGTGACCGGGGCTTCTGGCGACGGTCTCGAATTGTCGCAATTCCGGATAACCTTTCACGTCCACCAAAACGACTTCGAGTCCCCAAATCACGCTGAGATAAAAGTTTACAATCTAACTCGTGAAACAATGAATCAAATCCAAAAGGAATTCAGCTCTGTTCATCTGGAGGCCGGATATGTTGGCGGGAATCACGGAACGATTTTCCAAGGGACAATCAGCCAACTGCGCATCGGAAGAGAAAACAACCTCGATAACTTCATGGATATCTTGGCGCATGACGGAGACAGCATTTACAATGACTCATTCATCTCAGCGAGCGTGGAAAAAGGCGCAACGCTCAAACAAAGGGTTGAAGTAATAACCTCGCAAATGGGAATTGGATTTTCTGCCACACCGTCTCCGGCAAATCCGAAGTACATCGTCGGTGCTCTGCGTGGAAAAGTCTTATTCGGTCTTCCTCGCTCTGAGCTTCGCAACATAGCTTCTTCCTGCGACAGCTCTTGGTCAATTCAAGATGGCAAGATTCAGATGATAGAAACGTCTGGCTATCTTCCCGGCGAAGCGGTTGAGTTGAGCGCCTTAACAGGTCTCACCGGAGTCCCTGTTCAAACGGATCAAGGGGTCGTTTTGCAATGCTTGCTCAACCAGAAAATACGCATAGGGTCTTTGATCGACCTGAAGAACGCGGACATCAGCAACACGGAAATCAACAATCTGGTCGGATACAGCCGCTATAAGGGGATTGTCCACTTCGCTCCTCTCGCACCTGACGGGAAATATCGCGTGCTGGTGGCAGAGCACAATGGGGACACCCGTGGAAATGACTGGAACACGGAGATTACGGCCTTGGCTGTAGATTCCTCAGGCAGCGTTATATTGGCGGCTCCATGAGAAGAGAAGAGCGCGCCCAAGGTTTGAGTGAGCTTCTTCGGATGGCGATGTCTAGCCATCAGAGCGGGATGTGGACTGCTCTCCCGGCAACGGTTGTTTCTTACGACTCTGCCTCGCAGACTTGTATTGCTCAGACGATGGTGAAGATGCAACGCCGCCTGCAAAATCCGCAGACCGATTCTTCGGGCAAAAAAGTGTATTCAGTTGATGTGGACATCCCTCCTCTGCTGGATGTCCCTGTTCTATTCCCGAGTGGTGGAGGATTCACGCTGACCTTTCCGGTGGCAAAGGGGGACGAGCTGCTTGTGGTGTTCGCTTCGCGTTGCATAGACGCTTGGTGGAAGCTTGGTCGAGACCAGGATTCAAAAGGGAACGTTACTGGAAGGCCACAAATGGAATTGCGGATGCACGATCTGTCCGATGGCTTCGCAATCCTTCAACCGCGCAGCCAAGTGCGCATGCTCAGCCCCGCCCCGTCCACAGCGTCAGCGCAACTGCGCTCTGACGACGGGCAAGCCGTGGTTGAGATTGCTGCAAACCACGTGGTGAACATAATCTGCGCTAACGCCAATGTTACCGCCACAAATACCGCAACTGTGAAAGCTCCGACGATCAAGTTGCAAAATGCTGGCTCTGCCCTGAAGAAATTGGTTACGGACACTTTCGTCACTCTGTTCAACAGCCACACCCACCCGGTTGCAGGAGCGAACACAACTGCCCCCACACAACAATCCTCAGCAGACACAACTTCCGTGGTGAGCGCAGAATGATCAACCGCAAATTAACACCGACAGGCGATTACACCTTCGGAAAGGGCGCTGGGAACTTCTTGGTAAATAGCCCTGCCGCAGTTGCCCAAGCAGTTCAGACTCTTTTTGGACTTGTCCGAGGAGAGTGGTTCTTGGACATCCTCGCCGGGGTTCCGTACAACACCAAGATTCTCGGAGCCGGAACGAAAGGAACTTATGACGCTGCAATTCAATCAGCGATCTTGAGCGTTCAAGGTGTTCTTGGCATAGCTTCCTATTCAAGCTCGATTGACCCGAACACCCGGAAGGCGACGGTGGTCTGCACGATTGACACAATCTACGGTTCTGCCGCCTTCACCTCCACACAAAAGCCGTTCAACTATGCCCCCGCGCTGTTGGACACCACCTTCGTTTTAAACTCATCAACCTTATTGTGACGACATGGCCACCTATCCTCTAGCTACGCTTGCTCCGACAATAACCTCTGCCGGGATCACAGCGCCAACCTACAACGACATCCTGCAGAGCCTGATTGCGAGTTTCCAAGCAATCTATGGAGCGGACATCGTGGTGTCAGCCGATTCCCAGGATGGGCAGATGCTCGCCGTTTATGCTAAAGCCATTTACGACCAGAATCAAGCCATCATCACAACTTACAATTCGATGTCTCCTTATTACGCGCAAGGGGCGCAGTTGTCAAGTCTCGTAAAGCTGAGTGCGATAACGCGCAATGTACCCACAAATTCAACAGCTATCGGCAACGTGGTCGGGAATTCTGGTGCGACAATCATAGGCGGGGTGGTGAAGGACGTAAGCGGGAACTTGTGGAACCTTCCAGCCGTCGTCACGATACCCAATAGCGGAATAATTGCCGTTACCGTGACCGCCCAACAGGTCGGATCAATCCCGGCGCAAATAGGGGACATAAGCAGCATCTACAACCCGCAGTTTGGTTGGTCAGCGTTCAGCAACACTTCCTCTGCAACACAGGGCGCTCCTGTGGAGTCTGACGCGGCATTGCGCAGAAGGCAGGCGATTTCATCTTCGCTGCCAGCCCTCAGCATATTGGCCGCAATATACGCCGCCATTGGGAATGTGTCTGGGGTAACACGCTGGTTCGTGTATGAAAATGCAACCAACGCTGTTGACTCCAACGGCCTCCCTCCGCACTCGTTCTGCGCGGTGGTTGAAGGCGGGACGACGACGACAGTGGCAACAGCCATACAATCACGCAAGCCGCCCGGCATCCAGAGCTTCGGAACCACGGCGGTGAATTTGCTTGACCAGTTCAACTTGCCTGTCACAATCAATTACACCGCATTGAGCTATGTGGAAGTATTTGTCTTAACAACGATCCAATCGTTAACTGGATACACCGCAGCAATTGGAACAGAGTTGATTGCTGCGATTTCAAGTTTCATCAACTCGCTGACAATAGGCGAGGGGGCTTATTATTCGCAAATCAATGCGGCGGCATCTTTGATAGGCATTCCAGACGGGCAAACATTTTACATCCAGTCGCTCTATATGGGCAGCACCGGATTCACAGGTCGAATAGACAACGGCACAATTGGCATTGCAGGAAACACTCTCACCGTGAGCGCCATGGCGACAGGGTCTGCTCCAATTAAATTCGACGGATCGATGACCGTGTTTGGGGTCGGGATGACATCTGTTTTGATAACGGGACAGTCCAGCGGAGTTCCTGGAGGAGCAGGGGTTTATACTGTTGGTGGGGCGGCGCAAAACGTGGCAGCAGAATCAATGGTCGGAGCGACAGGGGCAGGCGTGGCGAACATAGCTGTTCCATACAACTCCGCAGCACAATGCCCGATTGCCAACGTTCAATTGGTGGTGCACTAATATGAATTCTGCTCAAACTTATTTAGACCTAATCCCTAGTCAGAACAGGGCGCAGCCGAAATTCACCGCGATGATGACAGCGTTGGTGCAGCCTTTCGTTGATGGCCAAAGTGTATTGGCAGGGATGCCAAGTCTATTCGACATTGATTCCGCTGTCGGGGTTCAACTTGATGTCGTTGGGCAATGGGTCGGAATATCGCGCAACCTTTCAACTCCTATCAACACTTACTTCGCTTGGGACACAGCAGGGGTTGGTTGGGATCAAGGCGCGTGGAAAAGACCTTCAGACCCTATCGTTGGGCTGGTTGTTCTGGATGACACCCATTTCAGAGCAGTGCTGAAAGCCAAGGCGTTGAACAACCACTGGGACGGAGATGCTGCTGACGCTTACGCCATCATGAACGCCACCTTTTCGGTTTTTGGATATTCGATTGGCATCGAAGATTATGGAAATTTAACAATGGGGCTTTTGCTGATCGGATTGACCCCGCCAGACGACACGCTGTTGGCACTTTTCAATTCAGGGCTGCTTGATATTCGCCCGGTGGGGGTGCAAATTGTCAACCGAACTTATTTAAACGCGCCCGCATTATTAGGCTCATCTTTTGTTTTAGACGCATCACAACTCGCATAAAGGAGAAGGCAACATGAAACTGAATCGTTTTGTAATCTGGATGGCGCTGGTCGCCATGGTTGGGGTGCAGACATCTGCTCTGGCTGGGCCATTCATTCCAGGACAGGTGCTGACGGCTGCGCAACTTAACTCAGTTGTTGACAGCAAAACAACCAACGCAGCGGCTGCAATAACTGGTGGCACGATCACAGGCACAACTATTGACGGGTCTGCCATAGGATCCGTCACCCCTGCTCCGGGTGTATTTACAACGGCGAACACGAACAACCTGTCCTCGCTTGGCTATTCCGAAGAACTTTCAGCAGCAGTCGGGGCAGCAGCGTCCAGTGCTGGGGTGGCGGTTAAGACCTCGCGCGGTACGCTTTCTGTTCCGTCGGCAACTTTGAGCGGAGACCGTTTCGGCCGTTATGCATTCTGGGGCTATGGAAGTTCGGCGGGAGCATATGCCGCGTCAATTGACGCTGTTGCCTATGGGAACTTCAACGACAATAACTTCCCGTCACTGTTCAGGTTCAATTTGGCCGTTGAAGGCTCCTCCACACCAGTTGTCGCAGCCACTTTGAACGCTTCTGGCGTTCTGTCCGCGGCCAGTGTTGCTGCAACCAACCAATACACTGGAACGTTCTCAGATGGTGTCGTGGTTGATTACGTCACAGGAAACGGCAGAATAAGCGTTGGTGCGAGCGATACCATCACTCTTTATGCCAACGGAGTTGCCAACACCGCCCTTGCGCAGTTTTCTGCTAGCGGCTTGACTTTGCTTCCGTCTTTGGGGAACGGCACATTGTTTGCTTCTGCGGTGAATCCGTCGTCTGGAATTGTAGCCACAGCAACCAATAACAGCGCTCCGGCTGGATACGTCGGGGAATACACATCGTCCAGCGTAGCTTCGACCACAATATCCTTGGCAACTGCGTCTTCTGTAAGCATAACGAGCTTGTCATTGGCTGCTGGTGAATGGGATGTGTCCGGCACTTGCGCCTTCCAAACCGCAGGAACGACGACTGTGACGGGAACGGTGTGCGGAATTTCAACCACAGTCAACCTGTTCGGTGCTGACGGAACCTACACCCGCGACACCTTCGCAACGGTGACACCCGGCGCAGTTGAATGGGCGGACAAGCCAACTCCTGTCGTTCAACTGAAGTTGTCCTCTCCAACAACCGTTTATCTGGTTGGCCAATCCACTTTCGGGGTGTCCACCCAAACGGCTGGCGGGTTCATTCGCGCCCGTCGCCCGCGCTAGGAGCTTTTCATGACGACGAGATACGTGCTGCAAAACACAGATGGTGCGCTAGAACTGCACCTTTGTTCAGCGGAAGAGGATATTCCTCTTCCTGAAGGTGCGGTCAAGCTGACCCAAGCGGAATACGATTCAATCGCGTTGGGCAGGGCAACGTTGGTCAAAGGAAAAGTCAAAACATTGTGACCAAATTAGGAGAAGAACATGTCCGGAACTAATGAGATCCTCCCATATGCCGCTGGCGGTGGAGCCAATGTGCTGTCGCAGGCTCTCTATGCTGTGTTGGCAGAGAGAACAAATGGCGCACAGACAGGAACTGCCGTGTCGGCAAATTTCAACAAGGCGATGCGCCAAGCAACTTTTGTCGCTGCAGCTATAACTGGTTGGCTAGCAGCCCAAAATGTCAATGTTCCGGATGACGGAAACTTAACCACCATCGTGAACAACTTCCTTGCCCAGATTCCGGGAAAGGTTGTAGCCAGCGTTGCGGCGTTGCGCGCCTTGCCGAAAGGTGGGTCAGGGAATGCTTTAGTTCTTGGTTATTCCAACCTGAACGACGGTGGAGGAGGGGAATACTACTGCGACGCAGCAGATTTAACTTCTGTAGACAACGGTGGGACGATAATTGTCGCCGCCGATGGAGGTCGCTGGAAGTTGATATGGGATGGCCTTTTGACACCAGAAGCATTTGGCACCAAGGGCGACGGGACAACCGATGACACAGCAGCAATCAACGCATGCTTGGCTGCTGCGGCTGCTCATGTCAACCAGAACATCAGTGACCAAAATCAACGTCGGCGTTATGTCCCGGTTTGGTTTGTGGACGCTGTCTACAAGATCACCTCACAGATCGTCGTTCCTGCTGGCGTGCAGATCGTCTGCGACGGCGGAATAATCCTCAATGCTTTAGCAAGCACCACAACGCCTGCTTTGCTTTTTAATGCAGGGTCGCACTGCAAGCTCCTTGTAGTAAATGCAGCCGGGGGAAGTGGTGCTCAATTCGGAAATGTCGTCGCAGGGGCGGGGCAATACTGCGACATGCTGATCGGAAAGGTGCGAATTCTTGGGGCAGGAACAACTGCTTCAATCCTCGGTGTGCGAATTGTCGGTTCTCGCTTTGATATCGAAGATCTCGAGGTCAACGGGGGCAATGTCGGAATTGACTTGGGCGATGGAACAACCAACGGAGCACGGTTGGTCAATTGCGGCACACTCAAAGTGACCCAGCCTGCCACGGGCATACGTTTTGGTTCTAACTGCGAGCATATCTCCATAAACAACTTCACCATCGACACCCCAAGTGTTGTAGGGATTTCGGCAGACGGATCGAGGAGTCTACGCGCGCGCGGAATTATTTTCGGAGATGATGGAGCCGCCTTCGCACCTTGTTCTTCTGGATATGCAGTTATTCTCGGGAATACTTCGGCTGTGTCCGACATCAGCCTGGATGTCACCGTCAACAATACAGCTAATGTAGATAACGTCGTTGGAACAGCGATCAAAATAAGCAACTGCGGCCAATCAAATATCACTGTCAACGCAAGCAGCGCCACGCTCTCTACAGGCAATGCCCATCGCTTAAAAAACGGTGTTGAATATGGGGCGGGTGTCGGGATAGGAGTTTCGGTTCAGCACACAATTAGTCAATCTATTGTTCCGACAGTTGGTTCAGCAGCAGGGAACAACTCGCAGACAGGGTCGGGAATACCAGCAGGAACGATTATCGACTTTTCAGGAGTCTCTGCCCCTCCGGGTTTTTTAATTTGCCCGGGCGCACCTGCTAACATTAGTCGCACCACTTATTCCGCACTGTTCGCTGCCATCGGCACGGCATGGGGCATAGGCGATGGAGCGACAACCTTCGGCATCCCGTGGTTCCCGGCGGATTATGCGGCGGTGCAGGCAAATGCCAACGTGGGTACGGCGACAATCGGACAGGTGATAGCGCACACACATACGATGAATAGTATTATTTCGGAAATAGCGGGCGCAGCGTTGCCCAATTTCCTTGCTTCAGGAACAGTAGGGGCGCAGCCAACAACAGGATCAACAGGCGGCACCGCCAACCTCGCCGCCGGAGTCCGCGTCCTGAAATGCGTTAAGATATAGATTTAGGAGACACATGGAAATAGCCCTTGATTCACACAATCTTGTTTCCAGCCTTATTGGGATTCTCATCCTGATCATAGGTTGGTTCCTCCGTCATAAGGATGCAACGCAAGAGACTGAAATTGCGCAGATGAAAAAAGAGCACAAGGAGGAGATGCAAAAATTATGGGATCTCCACCACAAGGACGCGAGTGACCTAAAAGACTTCCAGCTAAAAGTGTCCCAAGAACATTACACCATCAACGTGATTGATCAGAAATTTGACCGCATGAATTCTGTTATGGAACGAGGTTTCGAGGGGTTAGGTGATAAACTAGACCGTCTGAATACCGTGCTGCTTGGACGGGCTTTAGATTTACTTGAAAAGAAAGAAGGGTCGCAGTATGATCAACGACTTTGAGAAAGCCATTTCAATTGTTCTGGAGGAAGAAGGGGGCTATGTTAACGACCCAAAGGATCCGGGGGGCGAGACCAACTACGGGATCACAACCAAGGTTTTGCAACGCGCTATTGCTGAAGGGCTGTTGCCGACTGTCGCGGTGAAGGATCTAACCCCCTTCCATGCAAAGATAATTTACAAGGCGTGGTATTGGGACACCATCAAGGGTGACCAGCTTCCTTGGCCGTTGTGTCTGTTTGTCCTTGACGCTTCGGTGAATCAAGGGTGTGACGCAGCTTCCGGATTCGCCACACAGAAAATGTTGCAGAAGGTGTGCGGTGTTCCGCAAGATGGGATTCTTGGTACGCAGACGACGCAGGCGGCCTCGAAGGGCGGAGCCTTCATGTGCCAACAGTTCATGGCGCGTCGCGCATTGCGCTACACAGGATCCAGAAATTTCGATTTGTACGGCGCGGGATGGCTGACGCGTCTTTTTAGTGTAACGATGAAAGGAGCAAAATAATGGATAAACTTTTAACCTTGAATGCGGTGTACTTCCTTCTGCTTGGGCTGTTTGGCGTGTTCATGCACGCCGAAAGAGCGTGGGAAGACGGGCGCATCGAAAAGCTCTTCGACTGGTTTATTATCAACCCGAAGGCGACGGTCAAAGCCACCACTACTTCCTTCGGGTTGATCATCGCGGCCATAGCAAGCGGCAACCTGATCAGCGTGACCGATCCAGTTCAAGTTGTGGCGGCCTTCATGTTGACCTATGGGTGTGACAGCTATTTCAACAATGTCAACCCGCCGAAGAAGGAGGCGCAATGAATCCGATAGTTGCAAAATGGTTGGCTGTTGGATTATTTCTGATCTTGGTAGCGTTTGCCGGGGCAACAGGATCCTATTTCTTTTTCGTTCCGAGCCTCAAAGATCAAGTGACTTCCGCCAAGGCCGCGGTTGCACAAAAAGACGCTGACTTGTCAGCAATGTTTGCAGAACAACTAAAGGAGAGGCAGTATGTTGCAAATCAGACCCACACTTGGTACGTTGACGCTATTAGGCGCATTAAGCATGACAATGCAGGGGTGCTCGTGCGAGCCGCGAGTGGTGTATCAGCCGCAACCGTTGCCGATAGTGTTCAAGGAATTGATGGAGCCGTCGGGCAACTACGACCTGATGCTGGAGGAACAGCCAACCTCGACACCATCTTCTACCAAGGAAAGTCAGTCGCAGACCGACTCGTCTTCTGCAAAAAAGATGCCATAGCCCTGACCGCTTTCCAGAGTTTGACCAATCGGAGCAATTTGCCGATTCAATGATGCATCGGCAACCTCTTTCGAGAAGGTTGCCGATTTTTCACCAAACCACAGCAACAGCCGTTTCAACTCGTCTTTGTGCAATATGGCTGGCTTCAACATATCACATCTCCGTCCATTCATATTCAATCCAGACCCGAGTTCCCATCGTCACCAAATAATAAAAGATCAAATGGAGCGAAATGCAGCATGACAAAGCCAATTCGACAGCATGGTAAAGTGAATCATTAAGTTGCTCGGCTGTCAGCACCTGTTCGGCGTGGAACGGAACCCACGTCAGAAAATCTGCGCCCGAAAGGAACGCCCCAAAAATTCCGAAAAATAAAGCGATGTGTCTCATTTTAATTCTCCTGATGTATCTCATTTCAATTCTCCTGTGGTGATGGCCAATATGGTCGCAATAAATTTGCGGCAGACAACTTCACTCTCCCAAATGAGCATGCGCGAAGAGTGTGGAGGAGGCTCAACCATCCAGGTCAAAAATCCTTCTTCCGCCTGCTGCTCATTGCACTCACAGGTGTATCGCGGGCATGGGAATTCTATTCCCGCAAGCTTGAAGGTCTTCTTGGGCGAAGGTGCCGCGCCAACTGAGTTTGTCATAAATTCTCCTTAATTAAAGTAGCCGTTTCCCTGATTAGCTCCGGCTTGAAGCTTGCGAATCCCACGCCGGAAAAGCCGCTTGCAAGACCTTTCTATACTTGGCGGCGAAAGGTCTTCAGCCATCAGGAACATCTCTAGAGGTGGCGAGCCTCTGTTTATAAGGGCGGGATTGCCGCTAGTGTTTGTTTGGAAAAGTGAACTGGCTTTGGCTCAGCATCTTCATCAACAGATCGGACGACTTCGTTCCACCCGCCCCACGGTTCATCATCTGCTGGCGCAGCATGTCGTGCTGTCCAAGAGCGCGGCCAACATGCAATGCGAAGATGGTCGACTCCATGAAAATGGACTTGCTCTCGTCATCCATAAGAGCCAGCATCCCTTTTATCCTTTCCTGCAGATCCGGGGGTGTGTGCTTCTCCATGATCTCAAGATCACGCACAATTTCTGTTTTGCGAACAGGATCGTCTGCCGCGCTCGTTTCCGCATTTGTTGTTTTTGCTTCGTCGTTCATCCCAAAGCCCTCGTTAAAATTAAACCAATAATAACCAACCAAAAGACCAGCCATTGTGCTGTTGAATATTCCGCTTCCATGCGACGAATTCTTTCGTCTTCATTCACCCTCCTGATGTGTGCCGCCCAATCTCCTTGCATATTGCCTCCTTTTAAAAATAATTGGTGTCAACGAACGTGCATTATCAAAATTACCGCTTGCTACCATTTCTCTAATGTCATCCCAAACATCACCAGCCTCCGCCATCCGCGCACCCCCTGGTCAAAATCCTAACGGCGCAGGTGCACTGTAATTCCCGGCCTCGGGTGAGTGATGATCCCAATGCGCTGAGGCTCTTTTTCTTTCTTCACCCGTCTGTTGATTCCCTTATTATAGAGTTGCGCCTTAACCGCGCCGACGGTTCTATTCATCAACTTGGCGATGGTTTTTGAATCTCCTGGATGAAGAGCATACAAATTGGCAAGGAGTTTGTTGTCTTCCGGAGGCCAATGCTTGAGGTGTTTGGTTGTCATGGTTAGCCCTCCAGTCGGCAAGTAAGGTGTCGGTCGAGAGCGAAGCCCGTCTCGCGCAGGAGCCTTTCGCAAGTTCCGCATCTTAATTGCTTCGGGGAATTAAAGAACTCCTTCTGCAGATCACCGACGGTCATGTGCCCAAACTCTTTGATGTGTTGTCCGCAGTATGCCGAAGGCTCAATGCGAGGGAAGTGGACTTTCATTTTATCCCCTTTGCTTTTGCTTCAGCAGCGTCATTTTCTTCTTTCAATTCGACTCTTGCAAGGCGAATCCTGCGCGCTTGCTCGAAGATGTCAATCGGCTTAAAATCATCCCACGCGCTCAAGTCGTGGCGACACTCTCCGCGACCAACGTTGAAGAAAGGGCTGACAGGGCTGTGTGGCATTTTCGCTTCTCCGTTCTAAAGTTTCCTGCCTTGTTCGGCAGTGGAGGAATTATGCCTCGGCAAATTCGATAAAGCAAGCTCTTTGGAACTTTTATTTTTCGCGTCGAAACAACCAGTTAAAGCAATTCAAGCACCTTGTCGCCCGTTATGATGTCTGCAATGCTCTTTTTGTTTCGCAGCACGGCCAGCGTTTTTTCTTCAATTGAATTCTCCGCCACAAAATCTAAATACACAACGTCTTCTTCCTGTCCGATGCGGTGCGCCCTGTCTTCTGACTGAAGACGGTCGTACAAAGAAAATGTGTTGCTGAAATAGCACACGACGCTCGCCGCCGTCAATGTGATGCCAACGCCGCCAGACTGTTGCTGGCCGATGAACACTTGTGCGTCGCCATTTTGGAAATCTTCTTTGGCTTGCTCACGTTCGTCTGTTGAGCGTCTGCCGTCATAACGAACACAGTTCAACCCAGCCTTTTTCAACGCCGCATAAATGTCATCTAGTTCAACGTGGAACCGCGCCCACACAATCACCTTTTTCTCTTGCTCTTTCACAACGCGCTCTACGGTCTCCGCCAGAAGCTCAATCTTCGGAGACCCGCCTTCGATGCGAACAGGCTCTTTGCTTCCAGGAGGAAGATAATAGCCCGATGCGATTTGCGCCAGCTTGCTCAGCGCGACCAACTTGTTCGCCACAGGCAAGGCCTGGTTAAGCAACATCATGCGACTCTCTTCCTTCATCAAGTCGTATGCTTTGCGTTGCGCAGTTGTAAGATCATAAAAAATGGTCTTATAAATCTTCTTCGGCAGGTCAAGGCATTCCGACTTGAGCACGCGGAACGAGTGCGGCGCGATCAACTTTTCAAGCTTGTCGAGGTTCCTGAATCTTGGCTTGCCATCTTTGTCCCTTTGAATTATCTGCGGCAGCCTTCTTGGATCCATTTTTGCAGACACGAGCCGGGTGTGTGCGGCGACCTTGTTGTCAATCACGGCCATTGCTTGCAGACACAGAGTTTTGTTTCTGCTTGGCGCATCAGAGAACGCCTCTCTAAGCGATTGGTTGATCGAGGGAAGCGAGTCATAATTTCCGCACTCACATGCCGACACAAGGTTGGCCGCGCCACCGATCAACTCTTCCCTTCCGTTTTTCAACAATATGCTCTGAACACGAATCGCATTTTCTGATATCGTTTCTCTGTCGCCTGCGCTCATCTTCGTTTTATCTTTGATGATGTGCTGAAGCAGACCGTGTTCCGGCGGCAACATTTCTGCGTATTCAGCCTTGAAAGCATAATAGCTTGTCGTCTCAAGAATTTCCTCGTCAAGGAACATGAATTGACTGAACAGATCGAATGGGCTGTTGCTCACTGGTGTGCCATTCATTATGCGCCGATAACGAGCGTGTTTTTTCAGCTTTCTTAAAAGGGCTTTGGTGCGCTGCGCGGATGGACTCTTGATCATCGTGCTTTCGTCACCAACGATCATCAGCTTGTTGCAAGCCATGCAAAATCTCAGCGCAAATGCAAGCCCTTTTTCTGTCTGAAGGGCTTCCCAATTCATCGTCAGGACGCGGAGTTCAGAACTGTCTGGCGATTCAAATAGCGCCTCCAGCTTGGCTTTTGTCGTCTTATTTTGCGTTGCCTTCCAAGCGGCTGAACGCCATCTCACATGATCAGGCATGTGCTTTGGAAGTTCGATATTCGTCCAGTTGGTGTGTACTCCATTGGGTGCGAATACGATCGCGCCGTCAACCTCTGATTCAGACCAAAGGTCTGCAATGTTGTCGATGATGATCTTTGACTTGCCCGTTCCCATCTCCGCCAGCAAAGCGAAGAAGAACGAGCGCCCAAATTTATTCAGGCACTCAATTTGATGTCTGTATGGATGTGTTTTATACTTTCCGCTCGGCAATAACATCCGCGATCCTTTCCCAGTGACCTTTATTTCTGACAGGCACGGTGGCGTGCCAAAGTGCGATGCTAGCCAATTCGCCAACCGTCATCTCGTTGATGTCGTCCGCAAAAGAACCCCCGATAAGCATCCTGTTCTTTCCTGTGTCAATGTATACATAAGCAAGCCCTCCAGAATTCATCTGACGCTTTATCCAGTTCTTCTGATCTTGACTCAGCTTGTGATTAGAACCGAACAACGGGGTCGTTGCGCGCTTCGGTTCTTTGGGTGCTTTTATTTCAATGTGGAATTCAACACCGCTGAAACAACCGTTGGTGTCTGGCCAGCCGCCCACGACAACATTTTCAACACGATCCAGCCTGCGGTTAATTCGTGATCCGACAAGATTATTCTTCAGCGTTTTGAATGCGCTGGTCTCGCTCATTTGTCCATCCTCTTCCATTTCTGAATGAACAAATAACGAATGCCATTGTAGAATGTCGCTCTGACCATCAGATGAGCGCCCACGGGAACATTCTCCAGAAGGTCTTTACCGATGGCTTGATAATCCCAACGGCTGATGCGGCCTCCAATTGTTCCTGTGTCATCGCGCAGCCGAATGTCAACAAATTCTCGTGGCCCGCCTTCAACTTTGCCGCCGCGCTTTTTGACGTTCACCTCTTCGTTGTGGTCTCTGGCATTTTTGTAAATCAATTCCCCAAGCACGACACGTTGTTCTTTGTGTGGAATCCCTTCTTTCAACTCATCAACTTTCCACAGCTTGCCTGAAATATTGTGCGCAGCAGGATTCGCATACACGTCGCCATAAAGTGTCTGGAACGGAAAGATGTTAGAAAATATGTTGGTGGCAGAATTAACGGCTTTAAACATTTTCGGATCAATCTTTCCGGCTGATCTTTGTTCAATTGCTTTCTTGGCTTTGCTTTCCCCGAGGCCATGCAGGTTCAAAAACCCTCCGTAAAGAATCCCGTCCTTCGCACACCAATTCATTTCTGACTTTTCAATATCGAAAGGAACGTAGTTTATCCCTTCCTTGACCATTTCGCGCAACAACTCGATCGCGCTGTCTTCGTCCTTGGCATTGCGCAGATTGGCTGCGGCAAATTCCATCAGGTGATGAGCTTTCAAATAGGCCGTCCAATAGCTGATGATGGCGTAGCTGTAGGTGTGAGCCTTGTTCATTTGCCATGCGCCCATGGCATTGATCATCCCCCAAGTCGCCCTTGCCTCTTTTTCTTCGATGCCTTGGCTGGCCGCGCCTTCCTTGAACCTCTCCCAGTATTTGTCGAAAAACTCTTTGCCCATGCTCTTGGACATGGCCTTGCGAATGGTGCTTGTTTCCTTCCAATCAAACTTGCCGATATTTTTTACAATGGCCAGTGTCTGTTCTTGATAAACAGGAAGGCCATATGTTTCGCTCATGTATGATTCAACAAGCGGATGGATTGATTCGTATGGCTCGCCCTTTTTTCTTTTCACATATTTTTCTGTAACACCGCCGCCCAATGGGCCAGGACGAGCAAGTGCCGTCACAGCATCAATTTCGACAATGCTTTTGAAATCAATATCGCGTGAGATTGTGCGAAGAGCGTTTCCTTCAAATTGAAAGATGCCGCACAATCTTTGTTGGTTGAACACATCATATGTTGCAGGGTCATCGAGTGGCAATCCATACCAATCAATGTTCAGACCAGAGTCTTCAAGCACGCCCAATGTTCGCAGACCGAGCACGTCAATTTTGAGAAGCCCAAGTTCTTCAGCAGACTCCTTGTCGATGTGCGCGATTCCTTTGTCGTCAACTGTTGCGTAATTTGTGACAGGCTCGTTGCTGACCAGAAGGCCAGCGGCATGCACACCAGTGTGAGAGGCATGACCTTCTAATGCAGCAGCCTTCATGACGGCAGGATATCCTGCTACAAGAAGCTTGCCCGGATCCGTTTGTGTCAAGGTGTCCTCGAGACAATTATTGGCGCGAGCGTCTGCTGAAGAACGTTCAATCATCGCAACCTTGACCGCGCCAGTCGCTGCTGGCGGTATGTTCAGAGCTTTGCACACCCTGCTCAGGGCGCTCTTCGGTCTGTAAACAGACAAGGTTCCGATGTGTGCGGCGTTTTCAATCCCATATTTGGCGGCCATATAATCAAACACCATATGACGCTTGTTGTCGGGAAAGTCCAGATCGATGTCTGGAAGGTCGCTACGCGAAACGTCAATAAACCGCTCGAAGAATAACTTTGGAGGAATCGGATTCACCTCCGTGATTCGTGTCAACCAACAAACAAGAGAGCCTGCGCTGCTGCCGCGACTCGGGCCGACCAGCATGTGTTGTTTGGCATAACAAACCATGTCTGCAACAATCAAAAAATAAGAAACGAAATCCTTGCTCTCTATCAACTCCAATTCGTATTTGAGTCGGGTCTCATATTCTTCCGTCCATTTTCTTTCCATTCTGCGGAACTTTATCCCCTCGCGGCACAACGCCTCGAGATCGCCTTTCGCACGGATCATTGGGGCGCGTGGCAGCTCAATCGCGGAACAGGATTGAGCAATATCGTGAGCAGCACCCTGTCCTTCCAGTTCCGCCAAAATGTGCTGCGGGGTTGGCTTTTCATTGCGGCCGATGAGTTGGAATGTCTCTTTGTCTTCTGGCTTTGTGTAGGCGTTATCAGAAACGCCAACCAAATGCAACCCGTTGCGTTCTGCGATGCCGCGCTTCTGCAAGGCCAACACGCGGCTGGCCGGAGAAATGTCCACAACAGCACCAACGGATGTCAGAAACTCTTCGTCAACAAGGTCGCCAGCAAACTTGATGATGTTGATGCTCATCTTGCGAACGTCAGAACGGCGCAGCGCAGGTGTGTTGCCACGCTTGCCGGGCATCGGCTGCTGATAGGTCTTTGACACCCAGCGATAAAGTTCTTGCAAGCCTGCAAGGTTCTTGGCCAAGAACCACATACAAGGGAAGCTGTCTTCCTCGTCCGTCACCACAAGCTCGACACCCAACAACGGCTGAATGCCAGCGGCCTTGCACGCTTTGAACCAGCGCACGTGACCCCATGTGCTTTGCTTGTCAACGATGCCAGCATGCGTGCAGCCTTGTTCCTTCAGACACGCAATGACTTTGTTCATCGGCGCGAAAGTGTCGCCGAAGCTGTATTCAGTTCTGATGCGGAGTTGGATCACGAATGCGCGCCCTCCGGTTCGACCACAGGATCCTTTTCGACGATGAACGCGTGCGCAGTTTCCTTTTCTGCTCCGTAGCAACCCGCCTCGCAACTGTGACAGAATGAAAATGGGGGTGTCATATCTTTGCACTCGTGCCTCTTGGCGGGCTTGCAGTTGCCGATGTTGCCTTGATTGCATGGCATCAAATCGTCAAGCCCACAGCCACATGAGCCTCCACCAAGCCCGTCGAATCCATTCTGTTCAAGCCATACACTTATAATTTTGCGAACGTCCATCATGCTGTTCTCCCCTTCATAACAATCTCCGCCAATGCGCGAACGTCGTCCAACGCCCGGTGGGTCTGGGCAAGTTTCTGTCCTGTGACGATTTCGTACAACTCTGTCAACTTCAGCCGCCTGCCCTTGCGGTGAAAGTTCTCCTGCACAGTACACAACGCCTCTGCAGGCCACGGGAAGCCAGTCCGCGCACAACGCTCAAGCTCAACTTCAATCATGCCTTTGTCGAATGGCGCGTTGTGCGCAATGAACGTGTCCGCGCCGCCGAAGGCAGCTTCAATCTCACCAAGCAACTCGCGGAACTTAGGCTTGCCAACAATCATTTCATTCGTGATGCCTGTGATCTTGGTTATTTCAGGCGTGATCTCGCACTCAGGGTCGATGAGCCATTCGCGCTCAGAGACGATCTTGCCGCCATCAATTCGCATGACAGCGAGTTCAATGATGCGAGGCTGCTTGTTGATGTCCGCCGCTCGCGGCATGAGCAGCCCTGTTGTTTCTGTGTCAACAATAATTTCAATGGCCATTCTGGCCCCTCAAAGCAGTCTGTGAATCGTTACGCCCGGCTTCTGCGAGATGCGCTCTTCCGGCTTGTCAAGCTTCAATCCAAGGTTGTTCAACTTGGAATAAATAGCCCCGGCGCAATGCCCTGTTTTCTCCGCCATTTCCTTTGTGTCTGCTCCGGCCTCGAACAGCTCAACCAAGGTGTCTGTCTGCCCCTTCGTCCATGGCATGCGCTTTTTCGGAGAGTCCAATTCTCCAGCAGTGAAGGAAATCGGCTTAGTCAGAACGGGCGACTTGTTGTAAGCGTCCGAGTCGTGAATCTTGACAACTTCGGCGTTGATTCCGACTCTTCTGTACATTTTCACAACATCTTCGCGGTCATCGTAAGCGCAATGAATGTCGCTTATTGAACAAGAAGTCATGAGCATGGAAAGTTGCCAGCTTTTTAGCACGACAGATGGTCTGTGGTCGCTTTCGCCACGCATGTAAAGTTCTTTGAACGGAACTCTATGGCGCTCAAGCCATTTAAGCGTTTCGCTGCGGAACCGTTCCGGGCGCGACGTGAAAATCACAATGTCGTCAAACCACCCTTGGAACAAATGGGCATTGCGGAGTTCGTCTTTGTAAGACAGAGCATGATACACCGCATAGCGTTTGTCCGGATCAGATTGCGACCAATCGATAAATCTGATGCGCCACTCATCGTCCGCTATGCAATTGTCAAGGTCGAGGATTCTGATTTTGTTTCTGATTTTGTTTCTGATTTTGCTTGTCATTTCATTTCCACCCTTTATATTCACGGAATTCTTGTTCTGTTGCGACAGACACGACGCGAAGGTCTTCTGGCTTCACTTTTTATTCCTTTCTCCTTTTTGTCTTTATTTTAAAAGTTCTTAGTTGGTCGGCACCAATTCGCCTCCAATAGGGTCTTTTGGAACCCCAAATTCTTGAAGGCTCTTCGGGCTAACCATGCAGCGGCAACTGTCGAAATTGACACTCTTGAATCTGATCCAACCGTTTGTTTTTCTTTGGATGCGCCCGCAATTTCTGAAGACGGCCTTTTTGCTGCCGAGACACCAGCCAACGCTGATCTTGATCGTGTTGTTAAACTGCACCCCGTCTGACAAAAAGAATTCTTTCTCAAGGCTTTCGACAGCCTTGTTCAGTCATTCTTCACGATTCATTTTGTCACCCTCTCCTTTTTGTCAGACGCAAGATTTTCAACACAATCATTCTTCACCATGCAGTCTCTGTGATAGACGGCAGAAGGAAGTTCACCGATGAATGCCTCCCAAACAAGATGGCTGATTTGCACCTTCTTTTTGGTGCCGTCTCCGTATATGCAAACACCAAGATTGTTGTCCTTGTTGTTCATCCGAAAGCCCTTGAGCGCCTTGCCCTTGAGCTTTCGGATGGAACCATTTTTGCCGAGAACCTCTCTGTCAAGAGAGCGCACCCGGCCTTGATTGCTGACTTCATAACTGTCTTCGTAACCGATGACAGGCTTCCAGATTTCAGCCGCGCTCGGTTCCACGATCACCCTTTCACAACAGAGAAGTTCAGATCGCGGAACTTTGCCTTGCCGTTTGCTTTCAGGATCAAGCGGAACGTGCCGTGCTTGCAATCCGGCAAGCCAAGAGCCGAGAATGCTTTGCGCACACTGCCGAATTCTTCATCCGCGGCCTTTCCGTTCGGTGCTATTCCTTTGGCGCGGACTGCCGTGCGTTCTTTGCGGGCAGCGACCACCGACTTGTCCAACCAGCTTTCTGCCGTGCTGGCAGAGCGCGTGCTGCTTGGCAGCTTTGCGCTCGACTTGGTTGGGGCGACGACAGTTGGCCTCGCTGCAGGAGCGTTGGCCTCGCGCGCTGCAGGAGCGTTGGCCTTGCGCGCTGCAGCCAATTGTTTTTCACCAGCACCACGGGTGCTGAACTTCTTGATGCTCTTGCCTGTCAGCAGGTTATATTCTGCGACCATTTCTTTCGTTGTCATGTTTTTCATTTTCAATTCTCCGCTCTAAAGTTGTCCGGTTTCAATCAACCGTGAAGCAATTATGAACTCATTTCGTTCAATGAGCAGCATCTTTGTGAACTTTTTATTCATGGTCAGAAACAATGAGTTGGTGAATGTCGCTCTGTGTGACGCTGTTCTGCATGAGGACTTTCGTAACAAAACCCGCTGCCGCGTCGATGCGGGAAATGATAGCCTCCGCACCTGCACATCGGCTTGTGTCCAATCTCATTCTTCATTCTCCATTTGTCGATGTGCCATTTCTTTCCGCCACAGCTTCTGCAAGCCGGAATCCGTTCATATTGTTCCGGCTTGAGCCGCAGTGTTCGCCGCGCTTCGCATCGAGAACATCTACACCGCCAGCACACCTTACTTGATGTGAACGAAATTGAATGACTTGCCTTCGTGCTCGAATGCTGCCTCTCCTTCTGCATACAACTTAAGCCGGAACCTGCCGTGCTTTTGCACGGGCAGTTCAAGCTTCTCGAACGCCTCTTTCACACCGCGATACGGAACACCCTCGCATGTTATGCGCTGCTTGAAGTTTTTCTTTTCACCAACGGTCTTTTTGGATTTTGCAGACACTTTGTTTTTGCTCACAGCAGAACGTGCAGGCAAGGTTGTTCCCGGATTGGTCGTGGTGTGTGCCGTGTTGTGGATGCCACCTTGTTTATTTTGCTTGGCCTTCACGATTGCCTTTTCACCAGCAGCGACGGTGCTGAACTGTGTTTTGTTTGCTGCCATGATGCTGTTATATTCGCCAACAACTTCTTTCATTGTGCGCGCCATTTGCTTCTCCTTGTGTTATGATTTTATGTAATTGGAATAGTCGCTGTTATTTTTGATCAAACGTCTTACAACAGAAAGGCCGTGCGGTCTAGCTTTTCGCGACCTTGCGCTTCGATGATCCGCGCTTGCGGAAAGACATTCGCCGCTATCAACCCGGCAAGCCCTGCCCCGATTATCTTCATTTATTTCTCCATTATAAATACCAACAGGAAAGAAGAGACAAAGCCTCTTCTTTCCTTTTAAGGCTTATTCAGCAGGTTGCGCCTTGTCAACGGCAGACTGGGCGGCATCCAGCTTTTTCTGGGAAGCTGCGACAGCCTTTGTTTGAGCACCGACGACCTTGTCATGAGCTTTCTTCGATTTGGCAACGGCATTGTCGTGAAAGCGGACGGTTGAGTCATGGTTGGACTTGGCGACTTTCAACTCGGCTTGCGCTGCTTGCAGTTTCTTTAACATTTTATTTCTCCATTTTGAGCGAAATTGCTCCGGTTTCGATTATGTCTCTGTGTGGCTCAAAAAGCAAGTTTTAAATTTGAAATTTGGTCTGGCGACACAAAATCTTTTGTCTTTGAATAAACTGTGGTCATCCTTTCCGGGAATCTGTGAAGGCCGTCTTTGCGGCTGTTGTTTCTTACAAGGTGATATCCCTGCCTTATCATTGCGGGTTGCATCTTTGGCGCATATTCTTTAGAGCTTCCGCCCCCGGAAACAAGCACAGCCATTATCGCGTCACTTCTTACAAGGTCTGGCTCTCCCAATGAATTCAAGGCATCAATCAGCCAGTAGTCCCCTGCGAAAGAACTGCTGACAATGCTTTGGTGCGCTTGCGTCTTACGCTGGCCATTGCTTGCGTCAAATTCGCTGATGTCGCGCTGTTGCAAAAATGCGGCAACGTGTTCCGCTCCGCCTTCGTGATTAAACCAATGCCAAAGCACAGAGAAATATTCGCGCACTTTTTCTGGTTCGTCTAGCCCCATTTCAATTTTGCTTGCCGCCTCAATCACATCATAGCGCCTGTCATCCGGCGGAATGTAAATGCCAGTCAGCATGTGATTGGTTGTGACGATCACGCCACAATACATCTTCACCGAATATTTTTGGCCGTACTTTGGATTGATGGTTTGGTGATCTGGTGAACCTGCGATGAGAACTTTCATACGCTCGTTGAATGCCCACTTGCTCATGTCGTGCAGGTTGGCAGCTTCGCTCACTCGCACAAGAGTTGATGCGGCGTATTCGTTGAAGCCTGAGTCCAATATGCTTGGCTCGACGTTCGCAACGTTCCATGCGCCAATTGCAGGTATGCAGAATTCTACGGCTGTGTCTTTGCCGACACCCTGATCGCCAGCAATGAGCAAAGAAAAACGAGGCTTTTCTTCTGGCTTCTGCACGCGGTGCGCCATGTAGTCCAAAAATTGATCCGCGTCTCCAGGCTTATTGAACACCTTGCGAACGTGATCCAAGAATGGCGTTGCTTGCTTTGCGTCGCCTGGTTCAATCGCAGGCCAGCGATAACTGTTGAACACAGCAGAACCTGCCTCCGCGATCAATTCACCTTCACGACAATCGAATCCTTTTATATAGTCCCCGATCAAAGCCGGAGACTTGGTCATGCTGGTTGCCAGCATCGTTGCTTTCAAAAAATCGCTGGCCGGAATTAGCGAGCCATTGTGATTGACCTTCCCGACTGCGCAGTCAACAGCTTCCTTTATCCACATGCCTACAGTTGGGCGATAAACGAAATTATTTCCCGGCGCGAAATAGATGAAATTTTCAACAGGAACGACACCTGATTTTGGAGCCCAGCCATTCTCAATCGCAAGATGAACAATGCTGCCCATCGAAAGTTCTTTGCCTGAGGCTTTATCTTGCGAGATCTCGTAGAACGCTTCACGCATTATTTCATCGTGGTTCCGCCCTTTTTGGCCGCCATGCTTTTCAGACCACACAACGTATTCAGACCATGCTTCGTCGCTGCGCGCAAATTCCCTGCCGAGTATTATTCCGACATTCCTCCACAGATCTCTGTCGTCTGCAGGGATGCTTTCCAACATCACCCGAACTTCTTCCAAGGAATATTTGCGCCTGGTGTGATCAACACCTTTTTTCCTGCCGCGAGTTTCTTTTTTGGCGGCCAGCAAATAAGGAGGGAGGTCGTCTGGCATAGAATTATTCAGCCAAGCATAAGCGCCCCCTGAGCGATGCTTGGAAGGCGGAGCAACTATATAGCCTCCGTCATTCCGCACATCGATGCCTTTGCCAAGTCTGTTCGAGCCTGTGCGCAACGCGGAATTGTACTTGAACAAAACATGCATGCCACCGGAGCCTGTCTTAGACATCAAGGTGTCTGGCTCACCATGCTCGGCAATCAACTCAGACCAACTCTCCGCACCACCTTTGTTCGGACCAACGTCGATGTCAATCACTGTCAAACCAGAGACTTTTCCTGTCACTATGCCGATGTTGCATCCGGGTGAAGAGAAAAGCTCGTTCAGTTTTTCTGGATCCGTTGTTCCATCCTTCAAGCCGTTTTTTGTGGCGGGGTGCTTCCCTGCGTCCGGGCAGGACAAGCGACCACAAGTGCATTGGCCGTCCAAGTTGATTCCGTGAATTGGGAAAACGCGCCATCCGCGCGATGCGTATTGCTTTGCGATTTCTAACATGCCGCCCCTTTGAATTGGACTGGGTGATTGCCCAAGCCCTCTCCGCAAAGAAAGGGCTTGAACATTACACGATCAGAATTTGTCGTTTGATTCTGCTTCAGACGACGGAGGATTGGAAACAACAACTGTTCCGGCCGACACTTGCGCATGGAAGTCTTTGGCCGCCTTGTACAGCGCGCCGTCTGTCACTGGCTGGCCAGAATGGATCTCGTAGCCATACCATGTGCCTTTGTCGTTTTGTTCCTTCAGGCTGGTGAGCTCATAGACATGGCTGAAAGACGGAGGATTGAAAGTATTGCCCTTGCCGTCTTTCGACTGGACGCTTCGGATCATGCTCAACCAACGCTTGGACTTTTTGACTTGGGTGCTACTCATGCTGATTAAGGCAGGATTGTAGCTTCCGTCGTCGTTCACGATCAGCACGTAGTGCATGCGTGTGTCTTTGAGGATGTTGCCTTCTTCGTTGACCAATTGACCCTTGTTGTCTTTTTTGATGCTTGGGTCTGTCTCGACCGAAACGACATCATGCGAGCCGCAAAAACCGCCGCCTTTTTCGCGCGGTTTCCATTCCAGATAACGGCGCTGGAACGCAACAGGAACAACATTGATGGACGCGGAGAGACCATTTGTGATTGTGTTAATGAAGAGGCCGGGCTTAGCCCCTTCCACCGTTTCGATTTGCGGCGACAGACCTTGCAGGATCGCGAGGAACGGCAGCGCAAAGCTGTCTTTGCCCGCGCCTTCCAGACCAAGGCCTGCGTCTGCCGAGAAGTCCAAAACTTCGGTTGAGGGGAGATTGTTTTTTGCTGGCACGACTGATGCTGCTGGCTGCGCTGCTTTTTCTGGCTTGCTCATGATGTTTCCTTTTGTTAAGTTAAAGTTTTGTCAAACGTACTTTGCTTCTCTCCCTGCTTCAATTCTTGGGAGGCTTTACTTTTGTTGTCCACGTGGGGCGCGCGCCGAACATGTCCAAAGGAATGTCCACTTTGTTGGACAGACATTCCTTCAAAAATGCCTTGAGCGTTTGCGCGTGAACACTGCGGGAAAGTTCCGCTTCCACACCTTGCTCTTTCAACAACTGCAAGATTTCAATTGCGCGTTTGGATTCGCCTTTACCAAACTGCGCTTCAACCTCTGTTTTGATTATGCTGCCGAAGTTGTGTTCTTCCAGCCATGCGTAGGCCTGTTCGCGCTGTGGAGCCGGAATCGAAGCATAAACCTCTTGTTCCACAGTCAGTTTTTCGCCTGTGATCAGAGTCACACTCTCTAGCCCAATTTCCTGCATCATCATCGGGATGGTTTCTTCCTTGACCATGCGGTGTTTCTCTTTGAGGGTTGAGACAACGCCTTCAGCTTCATCGATCTGGCGCTGCAGGTCAACCATCATGGCTGACATTTGCGAGATGCCGTTTAGGTCGGTCACGGTTATTGTCTTTCAACGACTTGAACAACACGAACGCCTTCGCTATAGCAGTCGTCTGCGAGTGCTGCCTCAAAACAAACAGACGCGAGCAAAAACAAAACAACAGCAAAATATTTCATTAATTTCTCCTTTTTAAATTGAACTACAAAACGACTTTGATCTTGGAATAGCGACCGATGGAACGATCCCATTTCAAGACATAAAACTTTCCGAACATGTTGCCAAGCATTCCAAAAACGGCTGCCATCACAGCGGGGTCGCCAATCGCCACGATGCTGTCGCCAGCACCATAATCGTATTGTCTGAGCCGTGTGCGCAGTTGCGTTATTAAGTCTCCGACTGCGTAGAATGATGTGTTTGCTGGCAAAAGCACAACCACCTCACCGTGCTCTGCAGCAGGAGCAACATTGACGACAGGAACAAATATGCCTGTTGCCTTGTCTTTCCGGGCAGGAATTTGCGGCACATAAACTTTCGCCAAAGAAACCTCTTGTTCAGTCATCATCTCTCCGATATTAAATTCTTACGAAAGGCAATTCTCCGCTTGTTTTTTAGAAAAGGCAAGCGGAGAATTATTGCTGGTGTCAATCTTCCACCCTGCGCCAGCCTTCCGGTGTATATTCGCGCTGACGGCGAATTTCGTATGTGCCAGCCGGAATTTGAATCGTCTCGTGGGTGTCAAAAGAGCGCAGATGCTCAAGCAGGGTTTCCGTTGCGTCCGCTGCCTCGACCACTTGCAAATAGCTTATCATCGGGTCGCCAGTTGTGAATAGGCTGACGCTCGGACGCTCTGCGATTACGTGATTGTGTCCCGTTTCGCTGTGGGCGACAACGAACACTCCTTTTTCTGCCAATAGTGGCTTTGCGTCTTTCGGCAGGGCGACGATGCGACGAATAAGCAGGTCACCTTGTGCTGCGCAATCTTTAAAAGTCTTCATTTGATTCTCCTTTTGTTGGTTGTTGATCAGGTTCTAACTTCTGGCTGAAAATCTTTTGTTTCAAGCCCATAAGTCCAGGCGTTTGCTTCAATTGCGGTCTTCATGCTTCTTGGCACAGGCAGAACAAAGTCGCGCCCTGTTCCGCACTTCACTTGCAAAAATCTTTCCTTGCCGCTGTCCGGGATTTCGGCCTCAAGCAACGTTCCGATTTCTGGGTCTCCGTCTTCGTCTATTACTCTGGCGCTAAGTTCACGAAGCACATTTGCCCAGCCTACAATTTCGCAGGCGGCGCGGCGCTGCTCGATGTTGCTCCACGTTAATGCTTCCGAAGGCTTCGGTGGCGCGCCTGTCACCCATTCTTTAGGAATGGCAACGCCGTGCCAGTGGAATAATTCAAAGCCAACCCATGCGATTGACGCTCCGTTCTCGCAATGCAATCTGCCGTTGTTGTCGCGCCGAATTGTGGACGGGCGTTCGCACACCATCACGAAATGCTTATTAGACCATGAATAGCAGGCAGACGAATTGATGTCTTCGTAAGCAGACGCTCTGTCCCATATTTCTTGTGGCAATTTAAGATTGCAAACATCCCGGAAGAATGTCACATATGCGCTGCCCCAGCCCCATCCGCCAACCCAGAACTGACCGCCTAACCATTTGTAATAATTTTCGCGGATGTGTTTTTTAATTCCACCCACGGCATCCTCCACGGCATCCTCCACGGCATCCTCCACGGCACCCTCCACAGCACCGCCCACGGCACGATGCACGGCACGATGCACGACACCGCCCACGGCACCGCGCACGGCACCGCCCACGGCATCACCCACGGCACGACCCACGGCATCCTCCACGGCATCCTCCACGGCATCACGCACGGCACTCTCCACGGCATCATCCACGGCACCACGCACGGCACCGCCCACGGCACCCTCCACGGCATCATCCACGGCACCGCCCACGGCACCGCCCACGGCACCATGCACGGCACCGCCCACGGCACAATGCACGGCACCGCCCACGGCACCGCCCACGGCACCCTCCAC